AATTTTATTTTTTTTGATTTAATTGGTCCTGGAATCGTGGCCATTGGATCCAGTAGCAGCTACGGCTAAAATAAAAAGTTGACAGACTATAATCTCCCATGGTAATAAGATCCATTAACTAACATGGAGAAAAAAATGAAAAAAAATACAATAATAAATTTTGAAGGGAAAAAAATCAAAATTCCTTTTGATGTAAGCGTAGATCCAAAAAAAGCGACTAAGTTGGAGACGGTAACAAACCCATTCAGTGGCCAAAAGGCAATCTTACCGGCGTTCGCTGTTGCTGTATTGGATGTAATTAAAGGCAGCGAGGTTCTTTTAAATAGTAATCCTGGACCATTAGCAGCAGAGTTTGAAAGATCATTTAATAAGGGGCGTGAATTTTTTCAAAAGCATTTAGCGCCATTTGATTTATCTGGCAAAAATGTTTGCCCAAAAGCATCCCCAGAATGTGCAGCGGCCTGTCTTAATACTTCAGGCCGTGGCCAGATGGGCTCGGTCCAAAAAGCTAGATTAAATAAAACCAATTTATTTTGGACCAATAAAAACGCTTTTTTATGGCAGCTAAGTCGAGAGATTGAGCAGCTCAAAAAAAGAGCAGCCAGGCAGGGTTACAAATTTGCAGTTAGATTAAATGGGACTAGTGACCTGGCATGGCATCGTATGAAAGTTGATGGAGGATCTAGCCTGATGGAGATGCACCAAGATGTACAATTTTATGATTATACCAAGGTTTTAAATTATCTTGATCATGATCTTGAAAATTATCATGTTACCTTCTCCGATTCAGGGCGTAACGATTCAGATATCGATGCAGCTATCAGATCTGGCCATAATGTGGCTGTTGTTTTTAAAGACAAGCTACCAAAAAAATACTTGAGCAGACCGGTAATTAATGGAGATCTTCACGACCTTCGATTTAAAGATCCGCGAGGCGTGATTGTTGGACTGGTGGCCAAGGGCTTGGGCCGTAATATTAATAATAAATTTATAAAGGCAGCGTAAACAGTGGAGTCCTTTATTGCTTTTTTAATTAGGTTGATAGTCTTTTTTCCAATTCCTGTTGGAACTGGATTGATCTTATTATTAATACTTAGTTTATAATGATTCTAATTTACAGCCCTACAACTTAGGGCTGTAAATAATTTAAATTATTTTCTTGACTTCCTATAATATCCCATTAAAGTGGGCTTGTGTTAATCATAAAAAACAAACTAACAAAGTGAGGTACTACATGAAAACACAACAAAAAAAGCTACCTAAACTAAAGGCAGCAACATCGCAGAAGCTTCTTAAAGCTTGTGAGATTAACGACCTACGAAAATCCTATAATAAATTATGGGTAGACGTTAAAGAAGAGACGTTACCAATCGTTGAAGCATTCGGAGGCTTCACAGTTGGTAAGCTAAAGAATAAAGAATATTCTTTAGAAATAATCAAAAAAAATGTTACTAGATTTGATGTGAAATCTTTTAAAGAGAAGCACGAAGAAATCTACAATCAATTTTTGATTAGTGGTCAATCAGTTGAACTTAAAACAAAATATAAAAAGATATAATATGAATATAACATTACATATTATAATCTTGTTAATAAGTTTTAGCATTGCTTTTTTAGGTGTTATTACTTTTATTAATTTTGATTTTATCATCGGTGGTCTTATGACCATCGGTGGTCTAATTCTTTTTATTAATTCAATTGCGAGGTATTAAATGGGCTTATCATATAAAGGCTATTATATTAGTTTAAGACCTCTAAAAACTGACAATTTATGGCAGTTGGAACTTGAAAAAAACGGTGGTGAAATTGTGCATACTTATACAATGGATCCTCAAAAAACACTCAAGTCAGTTGAAAATTTTGCTCTAGATGAAGTAGATAAAAAAGTCATAGAGGAATCAAAAAAATAAAATCTTAAAACGTGGCCACGGTAAACCG